ATGGCGTAGTCTTGACAGTCAATGCAGTTGACTTGTCTGACCACGTTACAGCAGTAACTATTAACCGCACGTTCGATGAGCTTGAAGTAACAGCGATGGGTGACTCAGGCCATAAGTTCGTCAAGGGTCTAGAGGCATCATCTGTCACAATCGATTTCCTCAATGACACAGCATCTTCTGAGGTTCTACAGACCTTGCAAGCTGTATGGGGAACATCAACTACAATCACAATGAAGCAGACATCTGCTGCTACATCTGCGACTAACCCTCTCTACACAATGTCATGCCTCATTAACGGCACAACAGACATCAATGGTTCTGTAGCTGATCTATCGATGCAAAGCGTTACATTCAATGTCAACGGTACAATAGCAATCTCTACTTCATAATCTAACTAAACAAAGGGGCACAGCATGGCAAAGTTAATAGTCACAATGGTAGACAACACGGTGCATGAAATAGAAATCACGCCACGTCTTGAATATTCATTTGAGTTGTACAGCAAAAAAGGGTTTCACAAATCGTTTCGCGATGATGAAATGCAGACTTCTGTCTATTGGCTTGCGTGGGAAGGCCTTAGGTTGAGTGGAACCATAGTCAAGCCATTCGGTGCAGACTTCCTTGATACTCTGAAGAGTGTTGAGGTTGCAGAGTCTGACCCTTTGGCCTAGGCAGGGATAGCATCCACTATCTCATAGCTCGCTTGAGCATTGAGACGGCTATCCCTCCACAAGACTTAATTGATTTAGATTCATCGATGCTTCAGATGTTACTGAAAGCATTGAAAGACAGAGCGAAGGAGCAACAGGATGCCTACAGAGCTAAAAGGCGCTAATGAGCTTCGCAAAGCACTCAAGAAGTTCTCACCAGATCTAGACAAAGCAACACGCGATGAGATGGTCGGCTTCCTCAAGCCTATTGTAAAACTAGCTAGGGGCTTCCTGCCATCTAACTCAGACGCGCCATCTGGATTTGTTAAGCATGAAGTTAAGACTGCCAAGTTCCCTATGTACGATGCGTCAGAGGCTCGTCGAGGGATTGGCTATAAATTGACACCGACTAAGCCTAATCGTCAAGGCTGGTCATCAACTGTATCGATTCATAATAAGACAGCGGCAGGTGCAATCGTCGAGACCGCTGGACGTAAGTCTGGTATTTCAGGAAATTTTACGCCGCGCTTCTCTGGTCAATTTGCAGGCCGAGGCAAGATGCAAGGCCGCGCAATGTTTAAGGCTTACGATCAAGATCAAGGCAAGGCTAAGGCAGCCGTAATTAAGGCACTTGAAAAAGCCGCCGCTAAGTTCAATGGGAGCAAGTAATGGCTGAATTACGCATCCCCATAATCGTCGAGAACAAAGGCAAGAAAGCCCTAGGCGATGTTGATAAAGGTGTTAAAGGTTTATCTAAATCTTTCAAGAAGTTAGCAGGCGCAGCAGGCATCGGCCTATCAACTGCCGCAGTAATTAAGTTTGGTAAAGCAGCTGCTAAGGCATTTATTGCCGATGAGAAGGCTGCCTCTAGATTGGCCATGTCAGTTAAGAACCTTGGTCTAGGTTTTGAGACTCCACGCATCGAGCGTTACATTTCAGAATTATCGGCCATGTCTGGCATCACAGATGATCAATTACGTCCCGCGATGCAGCGCTTATTACAGACTACGGGATCAGTTACTAAATCTCAAGAATTACTTAATCAAGCTATAGACATCTCACGCGGTTCCGGCGTTGATTATGAGACTGTAGTTAATGACCTGTCAAGTGCTTATGTAGGCAACACTAAAGGCTTAAAAAAGTATGGTCTAGGACTATCTCAGGCTGAACTTAAGACTATGAGCTTTGCAGATGTACAGTCTAAATTTGCCGCAACATTTAAGGGATCTAATGCCGCCTACCTTGACACTTACGCTGGCAAGTTTGAGTTAATTAACACAGCCGTAGGCGAAGCAAGTGAAAAGATCGGTGGGGCTTTAGTCGAGTCTCTAGTCTCAGCCTTTGCAGCTGGAGATCCAGAGGAGTTTGTAGCCAAGATTGAAGGTCTAGCAACAAAGCTTGCAGATATGGTTGCCACAGCAGTCTTTGGGTTTAAGAAACTTTATTATCTGACATCTGATGCTGCAATCCTAGCCTCCCTTAATCCATTTGATGATTATGAAAATCAAGTAATGAGGATTATTGATTCTCAGGAGAAAGCGTTTAAGGCATCTTTCAATAGAATTAAAATGGGTTATCTTGGGTCAATGCCTATCGGTATTTATTCCGGCGCAGGAGACGATGCTGCTCGCAAGAAAGCAGAAGCAGATGCAGCTAGACGTCAGAAAGAATTAGCGGCAACTCAGACTAAATCGCTTGCAGAACAGAAGAAGAAACTAGCACTAGACAAAGCATCAAAGACTCTTAACCTAGAAGCTATCGGCATAGAGGCAGCCCTCAAGGGCAAGATCAGCGAGACAGATCGCATCTCCTTGCTATTGCAGAAGGCTATCCTCGAAGGTAATGCCAGCCTAGCCACACAGTTATCTGATCAACTTGAGGCGGCAATTACGCGCCAGAATGCTATTAGAGCATTACTTATCAGTACGCCAGAGGCTCCTAATCCTTATCGTAACTGGACGCTACCTATGGACTTGCTTAACTACACAGCCTCATCCCTTGGCGTATCTGTAGCACAATTACAGAACGCGCCTGTCGCTCCATCCTCTAGCTTCTCCGATGCAGAGATGGAATTGATGTCTGCTGTCAATAGATTCCAAGGTGCTAATGCTCAAGCCATTAACGTCGAGGTCTATCTAGATGGCGACATCGTAGGAGGCGCAGTTACTAACTCACAGATCAACAGCTCACTATCGGGATCGTTTAATCAAGTCAATCGTGGCAATAATAAGGGAGCGGTTGCTCTCTAATGGCCTTACCTGCAACTATCTCGGTATCTTTCGACTTTAGCCAAGGTGCTACATTCGGCCTTGGCTTTATTATTGGAGATAACAAATACGGCAAGTTAGGCACAGGTACGTTCGCAGCATCGGCTGTCTTAGATCCAGTAGTCGATCTCAGCAGCGTTACTCGCTCTATTAAGATTAGCCGTGGCCGTAACATCATGCGCGATACCTATGAGTCCGGTAACTGCACAGTACGCGTTCTTGATCCTGACTCATACTTTAACCCTCAGAATGCAGCCTCCCCTTACTTTGGTTACCTGACTCCACTACGCAAGATCCGCGTAGCTGCTACTACTGCTACAGCGCAGGAGTTCCTATTCTCAGGTTATGTTGACACCTACAAGTATTACTATCCAACAGGGCAGGAGATTGGATACGTCGATATCGTCTGCTCGGATGCCTTCAGACTCTTTCAGATGGCTAACGTGGCTACAGTCACAGGTGCAACTGCTGGCCAGACTACAGGCACTCGCATTACAAAGATCCTTGATCAAGTCTCTTTTCCTACATCGATGAGAGTTACAGACACCGGATCTACGACAGTCCAGGTAGATCCAGGCACAGCCCGTACATCGCTTGCAGCTTTGAAGGCTGCTGAGTTTGCAGAGCAGGGTGCATTCTTCATGTTGGCAGATGGCACAGCTGAGTTTAAGGATCGAGCCGATGTAGTGGCTTCGCTGAAGACCGCACCTATTGAGTTTGACCAGACAACAGGCATTCCCTACTCAGACCTTAAGTACGCCTTTGATGACAAGCTGATCGTAAATCAAGCAAGCATGACACGCATAGGCGGCACAGCACAGACTGCTACTAATGCAGACTCATCGGCTAAGTATTTTCCTCATGGCACAACAGTTACCGACATGATCCCTGAGACAGATGCACAAGTGCTAGACATCGCCAAGATATATGTGGCAACTAGAGCAGAGACAACTATCCGCATTGATGCCATGACTGTCGATCTACTGGATACAGATGTACCGACTGACACAATGATCGGCCTCGACTATTTTGACAATGTCAAGATAACTAATGTCCAGCCTGATTCGAGCACAATCGTTAAGACCTTGCAGGTGCAGGGTTTAGCGTGGGACATAACCCCTAACAGCATGAAATGCACAGTCACAACACTTGAGCCTATTGTTGAGGGATTCATCATCGGATCATCGACTTACGGTATAATCGGACAATCCATATTAGGATACTAGGAGATAGATAATGGCAGCAGGTTTAGGATTTAAAGAGTTTCTGACGGGCGACGTGCTAACCGCCGCAGACGCCAATGGCTATCTAGCCTCACAGGTAGTGATGGTCTTTGCTGACTCAGCAGCTCGCGCAGCAGCCATAACCTCACCACAAGAAGGCATGATTACCTTCCTAAAGGACACTAACTCGACAGAGTATTACTCAGGATCAGCCTACGTTGCTATAGCAGGTGCAAGCGGCGGCATGACTTTGCTAAGCACTACAACGCTGTCCGGCTCAAGTACGGCTGTCACCTCAATACCTGGCGGCTACATCAACCTTTATTGTGAGATTATTAATTTTCTACCAGCGACAGATGATGCTCGCATATATGTACGACCTAATAACATCAGCACAGCCTCTACTTATTACAATGCAGATACGCCTACAGCCAGCGGCAACTTGGCCTTTAACGATACAACTTTTACGCTTTCTTTAGGTAATGACAACGTAACAGCATCTAACTTGACGGAATTTACACTATTTAATTACGACAGCACAGCGACTTGGAAGATGATTTCAGCCCTATCTATGAATAATGCGGCAACAAATCCAACCACCACAGTCTCTTATCGTTCATTAATCGGCTTCATGGCAAGCACAGCTGCAATTACTTCTCTAACATTCCACCTATCTGCTGGTAACTTTACATCCGGCACAGTCCTACTCTATGGAGTCAAATAATGAGCAGACCATCTATCCGCATTCATGATCTCGCTACAGGTAAGATTGTAGATCGTGAGATGACAGCAGCTGAACTTACTGAACATGAGGCGGATCAAGCCGAATTGCAGGCTAAAGAAAATGCAGAAAAGTCTAAGGTAGCGGCTAAGGCTGCACTACTTGAGCGACTTGGCCTTACAGCCGATGAAGCAGCACTCCTACTTGGATGAAGCCTAGACTCTCAAAGTCTGCCATCCAATTACGAGAGCAGATAGACGATGCATTCCCAGATAGAGATAGAACTTCGGACGGCTGGATCGGTGACACGAGACACGCTGCTCGCAAGTCTGATCATAATCCAGATGCACAGGGATGGGTACGCGCCATCGATGTTGACCGCGACCTTAACGGCAAAGGCCGAAAGCCCGATGTCATGCCTGACTTGGTTGATCAGATTCGACTCGCTGCAAAGTCTGGCAATAAAAGAATTAGTTACATCATCTTTGACGGCAAGATCGCATCATCTAAAAAGGCTTGGGCTTGGCGTCCTTATGATGGGATCAATAAGCATAATCATCACGCGCACGTCAGCTTTACTATCAAGGGCGACGAAGACTCTCAATTCTTTACTATACCGATGATAGGTGGAAAATAATGAAGCAAGCAAAATCACTCGCAGCATCATGGGCTAGATCATTCTTAGCCGCAGCTCTAGCGCTATACATGGCAGGAGTACAAGATCCTAAGACATTAGCAATGGCAGGCGTAGCAGCAGTCGCGCCGGTAATCTTGCGCTGGCTTAACCCTAGCGATGCATCATTCGGTGTAAGCAAAGAATGAGCCAATCAGATTTCTTTAGCCTTTACCTAGCAAGTCTTGGCATCATTGGTACGCTCGGTGGCTTCGTGATCAATCACCTACTGGCTGAAATTAAGCGACTTAATTCGCGTGTCGATGAGATCCTGTTAATTCTCCTAGAGCGATAATTATTGACATGGCACGAAAGAAAGTTATCGATCTCGATACTTACTCACAGCTTGACGCATGGGC